TGGGCGTACGCGATTCGGACGGTTTTCTAGGATTTTGTATTGACAATGGGACTACGCGGCCCTGCACCTAAACCTGCCAAGTCCCTGCGACTCGCCGGGAGCGAACTCGCGGCGGCTCGCGAGCGCGCCGAGCCACCGAGCGACGAGGTTCTACCCGATTGTCCCGCGTGGCTCGACGAGGTCGGCCGTGCGGCGTGGGCAGACTGGCTCCCGCGCATCGCCGCGATGAAGATCATGTCGAGCGGCGACCGCGACGCGCTCGCGCTGATGTGCGACACATGGTCTCGGTACCTCTCGGCCCGCGAGAAGGTCATCAAACTCGGCGAGGTGATCCCGCTGAAGAACAAGGACGGCTCGCTCCGCCTGCTGAAGCGCAACCCATACAGCGCGATCCTGGCGGAACACGGCGAGCGACTCCGGCGGATGTTGAGTGAGTTCGGATTGAGTCCCGTAGGTCGCGCCCGCATCGGCGCGGCAAAGGAGCAAGCACCAGATGAGCAAGTCCAAGACATCTTCTCCCGCCGTAGACCGGGGGCTTGAGGTCGAGCGCGTCGAGGTCTCGACGCTGCTCAACGATCCCGCGAATGTCCGCAAGCACAACGAGCGGAACCTGGAATCGATCAAGGCGAGCCTCGCCCGGTTCGGACAGCAGAAGCCGATCGTGGTCGGTCGGGACGGCGTGGTGATCGCCGGCAACGGGACGCTCGCGGCGGCTCGATCGCTCGGATGGAGCATGATCGACATCGTGCGGTCGCATCTCACGGGAGCGGAGGCGACGGCCTACGCGATCGCCGACAACCGGACGGCCGAGCTCGCGGAGTGGGACGATGACGCGCTCGCGCAGCAACTCGCCGCGCTCCAGATCGAGGACGAGGAACTACTCGCCGTGACGGGATTCGACGAGAAGGAACTAGAGGCGATGTCTGGGCCGGCGGAAGTTGAAGAGGACGAAGTTCCAGAGCCGCCAGTAGATCCGATCACGAAGCCGGGCGACCTGTGGATCCTCGGAGAGCATCGCCTGCTCTGCGGAGACTCGACGAAGGCGGAGGATGTGGAGCGGCTGATGGCGGGGGCGAAGGCCGCGGCGATGATCACCGACCCACCGTTCGGCATTTCATACAAGTCGAACATGGACGGCGACCTTCCGAGATCCATAGCCGGCGACAATGACACCAAGGCGAGGGACTGCGCTCTTGGGATGTTCGACGACAAGTTCCCGATCGCCTGCTTTGCTACCTGGCATTGCGTGCCTCCGCGAAAACCGCGGGGGATGCTGATCTGGAAAAAGAACGTCGGAGGAATGGGAGACCTGACTTTCCCGTGGTCGCTCGACTACGAGGTGGTGTGGATATTTGGATCCGGATGGAGCGGACATCGTGGGTCGTCCGTCCTCGAGGGGGAAACCATCTGCACATGGAACACCGGGCCAGCGGCCAGAATCCATCCGCACCAGAAGCCCGTCCGCGTCATCTCGCAGCTGATCGAAAAATCCGCCGGCCTTGTCTTCGACCCGTTCCTCGGCTCCGGCACCACGCTCATCGCCGCCGAGCAACTGGGCCGCAAGTGCTACGGGATGGAGATATCTCCGGCCTACTGCGATGTCATCGTGAAGCGATGGGAGACGCTTACGGGCAAGAAGGCCGAGCGTGGCGCGTAAGCCTCGCGCCAAGAAGCCGGCCGAGCACCCGGCGGCGAAGTGGAACACGATCCCCGGCTATGACGCGATCGCGACGGCGGGCAACTGCACCTTCGACGAGCAAGCCGCGCTCCATGTGATCCGGTTCATCGAGACCGCGTGCAAACTCACCACGAGCACTTGGGCCGGTCTACCGTTCACGCTGCTCCCGTGGCAGAAGGCACTCATCGCCAACGCCTACGGTTGGATCCGCCCGGACGGCACGAGGCGGTATCGGCGCGTTCACATCCTCGTCCCGCGCAAGTGTGGCAAGACCGAACTCGGCGCGGCCCTCGCGCTGTATCACCTTCTCGCCGACGATGAGCCTACGCCCGAGGTGATCTCGATCGCGGCCGACCGCGCGCAGGCGGGGCGATGCCTTGAGGCGGCGAAGCGCATGGTGCGGGCCGAGCCGATGCTCGAGAGCCGCACCGAGGTCTATCAGCACCGGGTGATCGTGCCGAGCACGGCCGGCGTGTACAAGGTGATGTCGAGCGAGGCTCCGAGCGCGCACGGTCTGAACACGAGCGCGTGCATCGCGGACGAGGTGCACGCGATGGAGAATCGGCGCGAGCTGTGGGAGGCGATCGAGACGAGCGTCGGCGCGCGTCGGCAACCGATGCTCGTGACGATCACGACCGCCGGCACGCTCCGCGAGAGTCTCGAGTTCGAGATGTACGACTATGCGTGCAAGGTGCGCGACCGCGTGATCGACAACCCGTACTTCCTGCCCGTGGTCTACTCGGCCGGGGATGGCGACGATTGGACGAGTCCAGAGACTTGGCGCAAGTGCGCGCCGAGTCTCGGGCACACGGTGCACGAGGGGTACTACGCCGAGAAGTGCAAGGAGGCGCAGGAGCAACCCTCGATGGAGACCCCGTTCCGAACCTACTACCTCTGTCAGCACGTCTCCGCCTCGAACCGATGGCTTCGCATGGCAGACTGGGACAAGTGCCGACTGGACTTCGACGAGTCCCGGCTCGCCGGCCTCCCGTGCTACCTCGGGATCGACTTGGGCGAGACGAGCGACCTCACCGCGCTCACGGCCGTATGGCTCGACAAGGACGAGGCGTGGGTGCGCTCGTGGGCGTTCGCGCCCGAGGAAGGCGCGCAGCGTCGGCAGAAGCGGGACAAGGTGCCCTATCTCGACTGGAGCCGGCAGGGACATATGAGGCTTACACCGGGCGACGCGACCGACTACGAGTTCGTGCGGCGGGAGATCCTGCGGATCGTCGGCGAGCACAAGGTGCAGGCGGTCGGGTACGACCCGTACAACGCGAGCGGCCTCGCGCAGCAACTCGAGGCCGACGGCCTGCGGCTCAAGCGCGTGCCCCAGTCGTACTACTACATGGCCGAGCCGACGAAGCGATGGGAGGCGATGGTGACGAACCATCGGCTTCGGCACGACGGCAACCCGGTTCTCACTTGGGCAATGTCCAACTGCGTCGTGGAACTCGACGCGAACTCGAACCCGCGACCGAGCAAGCGACGCTCAACGGAGAAGATCGACCCCGTGGTCGCGGGAATCGTGGCACTCGCGGTAGCACTCGATGCCGCGCCGACGGTATCACAAGCGACACCGTACGCCGAGAGAGGAATCCTATGGCTCTGATCGACTGGTTCCGCCGACCCGCCCCGACTCCCGAGCCGACGCTCGAAGAGCGCGCGGTGATCGACCGCTCGCCGATCGGACAGCCTCCGGGCGGGGCGCAGGCGTACATTTCGACCTACGCCGACACGGGACGCTCGATCACGCCGGAGGCCGCGAGGGAGGCTCCGACGGTCTACGCCTGCACGCGGCTCATCTCCCAGAGCGTCGCGCGCATGGAGTGGCGAGTCATGCGCCGGGAGGGAGGGATCCCGGTTCCCGCTCGCGAGCATCCGCTCTATCGGCTTCTGAACATCGAGCCGAACCCGTACATGGGTGCGATGGTCTGGCGCGAGTCGATGCTCCTCGACTGCCTCCTTTACGGGAACGCCTATGCCGTGATCGAGCGCGACGCGGTCGGCCGCGTGGTCGGCCTGCACAAGTTGCGCGCGGACTCGGTCGAGGTCTCGCGCGGCCCGGACGGGATGCCCGTCTACTCGTACACCTCGTCGCGTTGGGGCGTGTCGAAGAGCACCGATCAGGTGTGGCAGGCGTACGACATCTTCCACCTCCGCGCTCCTAGCCTCGACGGTCTCCTCGGCGAGACTCCGATCTACCTCGTGCGGAACATCATCGGCGTTGAATTGGAGGCCGAGAAGTTCGTCGCCTCGTTCTTCCGAAACGGCGCACGGCCGGCGGGCCTCATCAAGGTGACGGGCACGCTCACCGAAGAGGCACTCAAGCGGCTACGCCAGTCGTGGCAGTCGATCACGGGCGGGGCGGAGAACGCCGGCCGCGTGGCGATCCTGGAAAGCGGCTACTCGTGGGAGAAGGTCTCGGTCGATCCCGAGGAAGCGAAACTCGTCGAACTGCGCTCGTTCTGTCGGTCGCAGATTGCGGCCGCATTCAATGTCCCGGTGCACATGGTCGGAGACGCGACGAAGACCTCGTATGCGAGTGCCGAGCAGGCCGATGCCGAGTTCGTGAAGCATTGCCTCGCGAACTGGGCCTCGCGGTTCGAGGAGGAGTGCGCGCGCAAGCTCGTGCGCGAAGGCGAGCCGATCGAGACGCACATCTCGTTCGACGCGCTCCTCCGAGGCGACCTAGCGTCGCGATTCGCGGCGTACTCGACCGCGCTGAACAATGGATTCCTCACGATCAACGAGGTGCGCGAGCGCGAGAACTACGCGCCGATCGACGGCGGGGATGCGGCTCGCGCGCCCGTGAACCTGGCGATCGTGGATCCGAACGCCGGCAAGGCGGGAGACCAGTCGCCGCTCACGGCCCCGGCTCCCGTGCCGGCTACGGCTCCGACCGCTCGGGACTCGAGGGGCCGCTACGCGAAGCGCAAGTCAAAGCGGCTTGCCGACCTTTCGCCCGAGGTTCAGGAGTGCGTGAGCGGCAAGATCGGTCGGCTCCTCGACGAGGGATACGATCAGGATCAGGCGGTCGCGATCGCGATCTCGATGTGCACGGAGGCCGAGGGTGGCTGACTCCTTCGAGCCTAACGCCTCGATGCGCGAGGAGGCCGACCGTGGCCTCGCGTGGCGGCGCGAGCACGGGCGGGGCGGGACGGAGGTCGGGGTCGCCCGAGCGCGTGACATCGCGAACGGTCGCGCGCTCTCGATCGACACGGTGCAGCGCATGGCCTCGTACTTCGCGCGGCACGAGGTGGACAAGCAGGGCCAAGGGTGGGCACCCGGCGAGGAAGGCTTCCCGTCGGCCGGCCGGATCGCGTGGGCACTCTGGGGAGGCGACGCGGGCCGCTCGTGGGCCACGAACATTCTCGAGCGCGTAGACCGCGCAGGAGGCGACATCATGGAGCGACGCTACGGGCAGGCGATGGAAGTGCGTGCGGATGATGGCCGGGAGATCCTCCGCGGCTACGCAAGCGTGACCGAGACCGCGTATCCCATCGGATACGCCCACGAGATCATCGTGCGCGGCGCGTTCGAGCGGACGCTCCGGGAGAAGCCGGATGTGGTCGCCCTCTGGAACCACGACGCATCGATGCCGATCGCTCGCACGACGGCCGGGAGCCTCCGGCTCGCCGAGGATGAGCACGGCCTCGTGGTCGAGATGGAGCCGATCGACACCCAGGTCGGCCGAGACGCTCGCGTCGCGGTGCGCTCGGGCGTGGTCTCGGCGATGTCCTTCGGCTTCATCGTGCGCTCGGATCGCTTCGAGGAGCGGGATGGCAAGGTGCACCGGATGATCGAGGATCTCGAACTCCACGAGGTCTCGGCCGTGACCTTCCCGGCGAACCCGGCGACCGACCTCGTGGTCGATCGCCGCTCGTTCGACCTCTGGACGGCGAGCGCGCCCGCGCCGGCGATGGTTCGTCGGCGTATCTGGCTTGGCCCCAAGCGTTGACCTTCGACACCCAAAGATGCGAGGATAAGGATATGAGCGAGACTCGACACCGCGAAGCGTTCCTTCGCTATCTCTCCCGCGGCCCCGCCGCGATCAGCAGCGCGGACGCGCAGACTCTCTACGAGGCCCGTGGGGTTACGGGCGCATCGTCGAGCCTCGCGCCGCAGGACTGGGCCTCGTTCTTCATCGAGTCGATGCAGACCTCGTGGGTGCTCGGTCGCGTTCGCAAGGTCGAGGTGACCTCGAACAAGTTGACCGTGAGCCACTACGACGATGCCTTCGAGACGGGCGACCGCATGAGCTCGGACGAGGAAGGGACGCGCGTCGATGAGGCAGGCTCTTTCGTACTGCCTCGATGGCGTATCAGCGGTGCGGCGCCGACCAACTACGACATGAACTACGAGAATCGCGCCATCGATCTCCACGAGATCGGCGTGAACATGATCGTGTCGAAGGAACTGATCGAGGACTCGATCGGTAGCGTGAGTGCCGAGACTGTGCTGCGTGACTTCCTCGTCCGCAAGTTGCAGACCGAAGTCGAGCGACAGATCCTCGTCGGTGATCCCGCGCTGAACACGAACTCGAAGAAGGAGATGCAGGGAGTCCTGAACTACCCGCTCTTCTACAACTCATCCGAAGCATTCTCGCCCGTGAATGAGGTGCATTTGGAGGATGGCTCTAACTTCTCCGTGCAACCTTGGAACTATCCCGCCGCTCTGGTCAAGTTGCGTCCGTCGGCAATGCCGAACGCCGTGTGGATCTACAACCGCAAGGGCGCTAACGATGGCTTCGTGAATAGTCAGTCCTTCCTTCAGGCTTCCACGATTCCGGGATCGATCGGATCGGTCTTCGGTCTCCCGGCCTACATCAACTCATACAGCAACTATCAGGCGGACTACGACGCGGCGAACGAGCGAGCAGTTGTCGCCGTCGATCTGTCTCGATATGTGCTCGCGATGCACACGAGCGGCTTCCAGGTGGAGCGGCTCAACGAGGTGCGCGCGGCTACTGGGCAAGTGGTTCTTCGAGCGACCGTCCGCGTGGGCGGGAACCTGATCGACAACAAGTCGATCGTCGCTATCAGGGCAACCTCATAAGCAAAGGAACAAAATGAACGGTGACACTTACAAGGGGCTCG